TCCTAAAGACCTTGACTCTCTCTTATGACGGGTCAAACAATCTGACTTCTATCGTCCGAAGCTACTGGCTAATCTTTATTGGTCAGGTTCAAATTCCCAGAATTGGGATGATGTCCTTCATTGGTGGACAGATGCTAGTGCTACAATCCAAGCCGATAACGCTCCTTGGACTGCAAGCGATACCACCTATCTTGAATATAATCTGACTCTAGCCACATCTCCTGTTGCTGATCCAATAATAAATAATTTTGGGAACAATTATGGAGGTAGTGGGATTTGTGATATTGATAATATTCAGAACTTAGGTGGAGCCATTATTAGCGGAACTTTTACTGGCGATAATTTTTTAAATATAACACCAAACGAAAGCTATATCTCTGGAGGAACATTTAGTGGGTCTGGATTATCAAATGCAGGAGTTATTAACGGTGGTGTGTTTACTGGATCTGGACTTCAAAACTTTGGCGCAATTTATGCAGGAACATTTACTGGAACCAGCTTTGTAAACAGCAATGGTCTTATTTTGGGTGGAACATTTTCTTCTGGTGCAATCACCATCACAGAAGATAGCGGCAACACGCTTCTAGCAATTACTGGAGGCCCAACCCTTGCATACCCAACTCCTGCATCTGGCGGTGGTGGCGATGTAACTATCGCTAGACTCCTTAACCTTCCTTGGTTTATAAAATTGTGATTATGAGCGAGGGTGCAATCACAACAAACGATGTAGGATCAACCAGCGCAGTTGTGTCCTTGCTCACTCTCGTCGTGAGCTTCTTTAATGATACTCATGTCTGGTTGCAGAACTGCACTCTGCTGGTTTCCTTAATCGCTGGTATTATCGCCATCTATGCTGGCATTATCAGATTGCTTAAAAAATGAAGACCCTACAAATCATTGCAGGATGTGCAATGTTGTGTGTAGTCGGATGCGCCTCCCATGAGAAAGATCACTACACTCCTCCTTCAAGCGTGGAAGTTCAGCGTAATGTGGCTAGGATTGCTCCTCATGTTCGTCCAGAAGGACAAGCGGCCTACGCAGACCTCCAAAAGTCGATCACGGATTATCAAGTCCAAGTGGAGAAGCAGACGGCACTACTCGCTAAAGCGGAAGCAGATGCAGTCTACTGGCACGAGAAGCAAGTCAAGGCGTTAAGAGAGCTTTGGCTATGGAGGGGCATTGCCCTCATCTCGGTTGCTCTTGTGGTTGGGTATGTGGGGCTGAAGACAGCGTGGAGGTTTTTTTTGTAGTATAAAAAACGATCTTGACAGGAAAAATTATCGCTCCTGTAATGGTTCCATGAAACCGCAGACACCCGACAACGAGGTCGCAAGGCTCCGTGAGTTACTGAAAAGAGTCATGCAAACAGGGGTTGCTCACTATACATCTTATTGTTTTGAGCGGTGCATCTGCGGAGCAGAATCAGTTCAAGAAGACATTCAAGATGAATTAGCCCGACTCGCCCCCGCGCCAGAGGAACCCGTAAGTTTAGATCCTACACCGAAATTCACCCATGAGGGGGATATGGATGTAAAAGTCAAACAACCCGAATGGCGAGAGCTTGGCCCTGACGAGGTGATCCAAGAGGGGGATGAGGTTCAGCCAAAGCATCACAACCGAAAAGGAGCTTGGATCTGGATCTGGAGCCATGAGGTAGGGGCAACTCCAAGGGATCAAGAGGCTATGCGATACCGCACCCGCCGACCATTGCCTGTGCAGGAGGAAGCATACCATTGGCCCGATTTCTGCACTTGCAAGAAATGCAAGCCAAAGCAGGATGAGATGCCGCTGGATGTGATCGAGAAACACGCTAACTCCACGCTTGCTCAGATCCAAAAACTAAAAGAAAATGCTGGATTCGCCAGAGAAAACCAAATTTAAGCGAGGATATATTCGTGAAGATGGGATGATGTTTTGGGAGTATAAACATCATAGAAAAAACAGCGAGTATTGGGTTTCGGAACAAAGATTTCATGAAATGAAATTAAAGAACCTTTTGAGTGGAAATAAATATAGGGATTCAGACAGAGATAGATATAGGATGCTAAAAAGAGAACAAGCGAGATCTGCAAAAGAAAAAGACCCAGTAAAATTTGAGGAAAGCCAAAAGATAAGATCCCAAAAATATAGGTCAAAACACAGAGAAATGATTCTTTTTCGTAATCGCCAACGCATGAAGAAATGGAGAAATGAAAATCCAGATCTAGCAAAAGAGGCGCAAAAGAAATGGGTAAAAAACAATCCCCATAAAGTTATTGCCAGCAATAGCAAGCATAGGGCCAAAAGAAAAAATCAAAAAGCAATACTCACTAAAGAAGAAGAATTAACTATAAAAGAAATATATAAAGCTAGAAAAAGAATATCTGATTGCACAGGAGTCCAGTTCCATGTAGATCATATTTATCCGATTGCCAAAGGCGGGTTGCACAAATTATCAAATCTTCAATTATTGCCAGCAAAGATTAACATCAGAAAAAAGGATAAAATACCATGTTCTCTTTGAAGCGATCAATATCACAGAGATTAGCTGTGAGTATGTTTGGGATTGCGGTGGTGCAAATATCTTGGAGATGGGCCACTTCCCATCTTTACTCCCTACCTCCAGAGGCTCTAGCAGGGTTTGTTTCTATCACCACCAATACGCTCTATATCACAGGAGCTATCGTGATCTTCATGGTGACGGGTAGGCTCGTCTATGATTGGAAGATGGGGACTAGCCAGATTCAAGAGGTTGTATCGCGTGTTGAGGAAATTAAGGAGAATCTGACACAAAACGCCAAAGAGTCTGGGTATGAGACTTCCATCTAAAAACACCTTAAAGCTGATCTATGATTTTGAGGTTGGTGGTGGAGAATCATACTATAACAAGTTTCTAAAGAGATTCACTTGGCCCGGACTTCAATCTGGCCCTACCATTGGAATCGGAGTTGATTGTGCCTACTACACGAAGCAGGAACTCAAGAACTTGTTTTCTTTCCTTCCTTTAGATCAGATTGATCTTGTTTGTGGATCTACTGGAAAGACAGGAAAAGCTGGAAAGGAATACACAAAGGTTTTGAGAGAAGCTGGAATTGAGGTGAGTTGGAACCAAGCTCAAAAGATTTTCCTCAATACAACATGGGCAAAGTTTTCAAAGCTCACAGACAATGTTTTCCAAGGTAGCAATGATTTGTGTGATGACGCTTATGGAGCCTTGGTATCGCTGGTCTTCAACAGGGGATCTAGTCTATCTGGTAATTCAAGATCTGAAATGAGAGACATCAAGAATCTTGTTCCACAAAAGAATTATCATGCTATTGCAAGGAAGATCAGAAGCATGAAGAGATTGTGGTTTGGAAAAGGGATGGATGGATTGATTGATAGAAGAGAAAGAGAAGCGCAGATGGTCGAGAGTTGTGTGACCTCGCGTCGCTCGGAGGGTAACGACTGATTCAAAGCTGAGTCAATACTTTAATTGTTACAAAATTGTAACAATCTTTTTCTTGCTGTTTGATGATGGCTGGATAATTCTCGCATCGCTATGAGCAAACCCACCATAACCAAAAACAAGAAATCCAATGAAACCAAGTCCTACAATGAAGCCATCATTGCAGACCTCCTTGATTCGCTCGTTACATCCCGACAAGCAACGCGAGAGCTTGCAGAAAGCGTGGATGCTTGGAAAGTCACAACGCTGGTTTTCAGCCTTGTCTCAATCATCGCTCTCATCGCTTCTCTCCTCAAGTGAGCGTACCATCATCAGCCCCATTGTCCCCGGAGGAGAAGATTCAGCTTCTTCTTGAGACGCTGGAATCTATCCGCGCGACCCTAGACGAAACAATTTCCTATATCGACGATTCGATGATCGAAGCCGACGATAGGGGATAAACAAAAAAACAATGAAAAAAAACACAAAGCTAGTTGATCCAGTAAACTACAATGAACCCACCGAGTTCCGTATCGTGTGGGATCACGAAATCAGCGAGAAGATCTTTGAGCTTGAGGCCAAGATCCTCACCTATACCATCATTGGAGGGGCAACCCTCTTCGTATCAATCTGCAACCTAGTTGCTCTAATCATTAAGAAATGAACAACATTGAAGAACACAAAGGAATAATCTGCTCTGCTTATGCTGGTGCATTGGTAGCCGCAGTTGGAGAGCTTTCTAATGTAGCCAAGACAGCCGCAAATCCCTACTTTAAGAGCAAATATGCTCCCTTAGATGCGATTATTGATGCAACCCGTCCCATCCTTGCCAAGCATGGATTGGCTGTTATTCAGCAACCTCTCTTCATGGAAGGAACGGCTGGAGTAGAAACAACCATCATCCATAAGAGCGGATATAGCACAACATCCACGCTACTTCTCCCACTCAAAGATCAGTCCCCGCAGGGCGTAGGATCGGCAATTACTTACGCTCGGAGGTATAGTTTGGCGGCAGTCCTAGGCATCGCCGCAGAGGATGATGATGATGGAAACATCTCAACTGGCCTAGCAAAGAAGGAGGAAGCAAAGGAAGTCAAGCCAGCAAAGTCTCCCGTCAGGGAGGTAAGCAAGGAGGAAGCGAAGGCTACTGCAACCTGGAAGAATGTGGAGATCACCAACATCAAGGAGATCCAAGGCAAGAAGAGCGTATTCTATTGCGTGGAGTTTGATGGAAAGGCAGAGGCTTTGACATTCGACAAGAAGCTATACGCTACTGCTACCGACCTAGCTCTGGTTAAGGTTGATGCAGGAGTAGCACCAGGCAAAAACGATCCGTCAAAGTGGCAGTTGATTAGCCTCGCTCCTACTGCTGGGGCAAAGGCGAATATCACCCCAGATGAAAAAGCCTAAAGCAAAAGCAAGGGGGGCGAAAGCCACCAGCAAGCCATTAACAAATAAAAAACTTTGCGCCATTGGCAAAGAGTTTGATAAAGGAATTCAGCCATTCCATATTGCTACGAAATATGAACGATTCCTCGCCGTATCCTGTAGTCACGGGAAATACGCTGATCCTACTGCAATATCTGCCGTTCTCAAAATGCGAGACAAGTGGAATCCGACGATTTGTGTTCATTTGGGGGATTGGTGCGATACCACAGCATTTAGATCAGGTGCGGCTGGAAGTTCTGACGAGTCTGAGCCAGTTGCCCCAGACATTGACGGAGGCATTGCATTCCTGCGAGACTTACGACCAACTCATGTATTGGACGGAAACCATGAGGACAGAATACCCAGGCTTATCAATAGCAATAACGCACTCGTCGCATATGCCGCCCAGCAAGCCACAAACTTTATTGATGAGTCTTTCATCAAGATTGGTTGCAGGAGGATTCCTTACGATGGCGTATTTCAGCAACTTGTTTTTGGAGATGTTACATTCACTCACGGAACTATCTATAACGAAAATAGTGCTAGAGATATGGCAGAGATGTATGGAGGCAAGGTCATCTTTGGTCACACTCATAGATCGCAGATCGGAGAGGGCCGCACGCTCAAAGAAAGCACAGGCTATTGCGTGGGGACGCTTACGAGGCGAGGTGAAATGGATTATGCAAAATGCAGACGAGCCACCTTCGGATGGAGACAAGGGCTTGTCTTCGGAGAAATCGGGCCAAAAGATTCCGCAGTCTGGCTCATAACCCGTGGAGAGTTCCAACACGAATGGAGGCTACCAATATGAGCGCGAATCCTTGGATAAAAATAATATCACAGAATCTTCATAAAAAAGAAGATGTTGTCGAGAAGGGATATGTTAAAAGATCTGACCTAGAAAAAATTTGGAAGGTCAGCAAAGGATTAGCAAACGCTCGTTTAAGAAAACTTATTAACCAAGGGATCGTACAACAAAAGAAATTCAAAGTAAAAGACGCAAGGGGCGTTTTCCCAATTTACCACTACAAAATCAAATGCACAAACTAGCCAACGAATACACCATCGAACCCGACTTCAGCATCCTTGCTGGCCCATATTCCTCCGTCCTTCCTCAAGAGATGAAGTGGCTGGATAATGTGGTAGCCGACATGAAGGCTGGCAATATTGAATATCGCGTTACCAAGAACGGCGCGGATTTATATGTCGAGCGCAAGGGGATGATTATCACCAAGCGCAAATGAACACGCTTCTTATTGCCGTCTTTGCGGTTATTGGGGCATGGATAATCCATAATATGTTTGACCCAAGATGAAATTTAAATTACTTGGACGAGTAGAGATTAATGGTGAAAAATGGCAGGTAGGTTATGGACACCCCGGATTCACCGAAGGACGAATGGACGATGGAGTCTGCGACTACAGCAAGCGTAGGATCACCATCAATCGTGGATGCTCTCGCAGTCTCTTGTCTGTGCTGGCGCATGAGGCAATCCATGCTCGACTACCTGACTTATCAGAAGAAGCTGTTAATGCAACAGGAGAGCTTATTAGTGAAATATATGATTTCTTTTCCGAACAATCTACTAGACAATGAAGATTATGAATAATTCAGCAGACTTCTTTAACGAGTGGTTTGATACCTATGGTATCCGAACATTCAGCGTAAATCATGGCAATTCTGACGGGCATCGTGACTACATGAGTATGGCATTCCAGGCTGGGTATCACGCCTGTCTCGCCAATGATAAGGGCTACCAAGAACTCAAGGAGCAGAACCAGCGACTCAAGGATGAGCTTAACTGCCGACTAACATGAGCGCAGGAAAGGGAGATGCACCACGCCCTGTAAAGGGAGATGATTATCGAAAGAACTACGATTCAATATTTAAGAAAAAGAAATGAGCATTCTAAAACTATCTAGGGAAGATCAAGTCCCGCCGGGGAATTTCCGCTTTACAGTCCCAGAGACGGGGTATCGCATTGGTGGAATCCATACAAGGCAAGAGCTTTTTGACAAGGTAGAGAGGCATTACAGAGATAATAATATCCCGCTACCCGAAAATTGGCAGGATTTAGTAATAGATCAACTATGTCGCCAGCTTCCCGCAGGATGGTGTCATTACTCTGATGGTAAGCAACATGAAGGCAATGCGTCCTTGCTTTCATTTGATAATATCCTAAAGGGAATAACCAGCCTTTCAGCCCTTGCTACAGAGGCGGCATCTGGGGGCGATCCATTTGTCGATCAGAATGAATCAGAGGAAAGGGCCAAGATTTGCTCAAGATGTTATTACAACCAAAATAGTAGCTTCTGTATGGGGTGCGGTGGGGCAAGGATGATATTAGATATGGTCGGTAATGTTAAGGGTCAGAGGAAAACATCTGTGGATCATATGCTTCAGAACTGCGGGATATGCGGTTGCCGTAATGACGCAATTGTTCATGTCAAGAAAAATATCTTGCTAAAAGGCGAAAAAGAAGAGACAACTAACAAGCGTCCAGATTGGTGTTGGCTTAAAACTGACAATCTTTCTGAAGCATCATCTCAACTGCATCTATGACAAATAATTCCAATCAGCCATACGGCCTCCTAGACCTCGACGAGAATGAAGTTCCCAAAGCGAGGGTGCAGGACGCTGGTTCTGCTAGGGCAATGCTCTATACGCTGATTGATGACGATCAACTTGCCTCTTATCGTAGGTCGCAGATCCAGGGTCAGATTGACGGCAACGCTCCTTTTAACGATACCCAGCTACGAGAGGTTGGTCAGGGTGATCGCATCAATGTTAATTGGGGTCATGCAGAAGCCAAGGTTGAGGCGGCGGTTATTCCCTACTTTGACATTCTTACCAGCGTTGGCTCATATGCCACAGTCAAGACCCTGTATGGTAAAGACATGGGCAAACGCGAGGAGTGGTCTCGCATTATTACTGAAGAATTTCATCGGCTCCTAGATAAGACAAATCCTAACTTTATCTTACAGCATCAAGTTGCACACAAGCAGTTGGTCATTCATGGTCAGGCTTGTATGTTCTGGGGAGATGCTATGGACTTTAAAGCGAAAGCCGTTGAGCCTTGGCAGTTGATCGTCCCGAAGGGTTCCTCAGTTGATTGGCAGAACTGGGAGTTCTGTTATGTGTTGGACGATATGTATACCGAGGAGCTTTACCGCTACATTGAAAATGAAGAGGCGGCTTCTCGCGGTGGATGGGATGTCGAGCAATGCAAAGAGGCTATCATGGAGGCCAAGATTGACGCACAGGATCAACGCCGCCCCTGGGAGTGGTATCAGAAGGAGTTTAAGAACAATGCTCTTTACTACTCCTATGCAAAGAGCAAGGTAATCAAAGTCGCCCATATGTATGTCAGGGAATACGATGGTCGTATTTCTCACTATGTCTTTGATCGCATGAACTCTACCGAGTTCCTTTGCTCCCGCAATTCTTGCTACAAGAGCTTCAGTAATGCCTTCACGATCTTCTTGAATGGAGTAGGCAATGGCTACTATCACGGCGTTCGTGGGCTGGGCCAAAAGGTTTACAAATACGCGCAAGCGATGGATCGCATCAATAACGCTCTCCTTGAGGGAGTGATTGTGGATTCTGCTGTGATGATTCAGCCTCAGTCTGCCAAGGATGCAGAGTCGCTGAAGACTGTTCAGATTGGGCCTTATCGCATCCTTCCTCCCGGCATGAACTTCGTTCAAGTTGGAACGACCTCCAAGCTAGGCGGGGCAATGCAAGTTGCCGCGATGTTCCAAGGTCAGGAGAGCGATGATATTGGTAGCTTCATGCCCTCTGTTTCTGGAGGACGCAAGAAGTCAAATAGGGAAGTAGAAGCAGAGATTGGCGAGAAGTCACGCTTGACCAATACCCGCGCTGAAATCTATCTCCAAGCTCTCGACACTCATTATCGTGAAGTCTATCGTCGTGCATCCAACCCCAACATTGTTGTGGAGGATCATGGAGGGCCAGAGTCCATCACCTTCCAAGAGGCTTGCATGAATCGTGGAGTTCCCGCCGCCGCATTGCTGGACATTGAAAGTGTGAAGGCTACCCGTAGCATTGGTCAGGGAAGCTCTGCCGCCCGTATGCAAGCGATGAATCTTATCTCGCAGTATCTGCCTCAGTTGCCTGAGTCAAACCGCAAGCGGGTTATCAATGCAAACATTGCCGCTATCGCTGGTCAGACAGGCGTTGATACATTTGGTATTCCAGAAGAGGACAAGTTGGATGGCAACGATCTTTCGATTGCCTCCCTTGAGAACAATGCGTTTTCTTCTGGTGGTCAGGTTCTTATTGATCCCGATCAGAACCACTTTGTTCATCTTACTGTTCACCTTCAGTATGCAGGAAGCATCGTTCAAGCGATCCAGCAACAGCAGGAAGATCCTCGTAAGGCGGCAATCACCATGCAAGCGGCTATACCGCACATCCTTACCCATCTCAAGTATCTTGAGGAAGACCCAACCCGCAAGGAGCAGTTTGATAATCTCAACGAGCAGACCAGCGAATTGATGAAGATTGCTGACCAGCTTAACCAGATGGCAGAGCAGATGATGGAGCAGGAGATGGCCCAGCAGGAGCAGGGCCAGGGAGCGCAAGATCCTCAGATGATTGTAGCCCAGAACAAGATCATGCTTGATCGGGCCAAGGCTGAAAACGACATGCAGATTAAGATGGCAAAGGCCCAGAATCAGATGTCTCTGAAGGATAAACAAGTTGCACAAAGATTGATGATTGACAAGGTTCGCCTTGCAAGCAAGTATTCAAGCATCACCCCATAAACATACCAAACCAAAAATGAAAACCGAATGCGGGAGTAATGACCCCGTTAATCCGAGTCACTACAAATCGGCATATCCGATTGAGGTGATTACCATAACTGAACACATGAACTTCAATCGCGGAAACGCGGTGAAGTATATCACTCGCGCAGGGTATAAGAACCCTGACGAAGAAGTAACCGACTTGCTCAAAGCTCGTTGGTATATTGATCGGGAACTCAAGCGCATGGGTCATGGACTACAATAACCAATACACCCAAGGGCGAGAGGAGATGCGTGAGCAAATCATCTCATTTATCTACGAGAGGTACTACCTCTACAATCGCAACTTCTTTGGAAAAGATTCAGAGAGCGCAATGCAGATCAAAAATCTGATTCACGATTTAAGAGATATGCAGGAGCAAGAAATTGGTAGTCAGTAAATATAATTAAAAACACTAAAATGAACCTATCTGATTGGAGATCCAATGTGGATCTAGCTATTGAGCTAAAGAAGCTCCTTGATAACCCCGTAATGAAACACGCTCTTGCTGTCGTTGACGGCTTGAGCATGGCAAAGACTCTAGGCAATGGGGCTGGCCTTATCCAGCAAGCCAACAATGCCCATGTTCTGTTTGGCTATGATAGCGGCAGGGCATCAGCTATTTCCGATCTGTTCATCTTGGCTGAAGTGCCAGAGGAGCAAGTCAATATTGAACCTACTTATACCAGCGAATTTTAACATATGGACACACCACAACCCACAACACCCGCCGCCACCATCCCAGCCGAACCGATCCCTAGCTCTCCAGCGGAGCGTCCTAGTGATCTGTCTCAGTTGTCGCGTCAACTAAAGAACAAGCCCAATCTGCCGAAGGTAGATTACAAGAATCTCGCTGAAATCCCTGATGTGGGGACGAAGGAGGTTGCTCCTGCCCCTGTAGGCGTGGATGTAGTTCCAGAATCCTCTGTGCAGGATTTCCTCAAGAGCATTGAGCAGAAGAAGAATACTGGCCCGATTGAGGAAGCTCCCAAGGCATCCTCCAAGGAGGAGATCAAGGTTGAGTCTTCTGCTGATAGCCTGGATCTTTCTGATCTGGATCTATCCAAGGAGCCAGATGCAATTGCCACCGATGATAAGCCCAAGAAGAAGAGCAAGGAAGATAACCTTGCAGAGCTTCGCAAGAAGGCAGAGGCGGCAGAGTTTGAGATCAAGACCCGCGATGAAAAGCTGGCTGAATACCAGAAGAGAGCAGATGAGCTTGAAGCAGAGCTTGAGAGGACTGCGTTTGAGCGTAGCCCCAAGTTCCGCGAGAAGTTTCAAGCTCCCTATGAGGCGGCTATCCAGACTGCTACAGAATGGGCCAACGAGTATGCCTCTGATCCAGCCCTTGCCGAGAAAGCTCTTTCGCTGAAGGGCAGGGAGCGTATTGAGTTTATTGATGAGAACTTTGGAGGAGGTGCGGCATCTGCCCAGTTCCTCTCTCTGATCAACGAGGCCGACAGCAAGCGAGGTGCGCTTGTCTCTGCTATGGAAAACCACAGGGAGACTTCTAGTGTGCTTGTGCAGGAGGAGGAGAATGCCCGGAATCAAACCACGGAAAAGATCAATCGGAACTTTGAGAGGGTTGCCCAGCATCTCGCCAGCAAGTCCGACTTCTTCCGTAAGGGAGATGATGATGATCATAATAAGGTTGTTGATGATCGTATTGCGGCGGCAAAGAATATCCTCATGGGTACTGCTTCTGAGAATGACATGATGGTTACTCCATTCCTTGCCGTCATCGCCAAGGATGCTGTTGCCGAGAATGCCAAGCTCAAAGCTGAACTCGCTAAATACAAGGCTCGTGTCGCACAAGATACCGCTGTTACTCCCTCTCCTCGCAGGGGAACTAGCGATTCCGACGAGACTATTGGAAAGCCCAAGGGAGCAATGGATTCTATTCGATCTTATTTCCGATAAATGAAGCTCCAGACCTACGGGCTGGACTTGAGTGCATTTCCAAAAGCGACCCAACTAGAGGTTGAGTTGCTGATGGTGAAAGATCCCGACCCGAGTCGCTTCAGCGGCTTGAGTCGGGGTCAGCATATCAAGCATGTTCTCACAATGCTCTGGCCCGATGTGATGTCGCGCTGGAATGATTGGAACGAACTTGCTTTGTGGGCATGGACGAACTACGACGAGATCGGGGTGACGGGATGTGCGGCGGCAGGGAAGACCTTCACCTTCACCCTGCTGTCTCTGGTGGAGTTTCTGGCTTGCCCTATGGGAACGCGAATAGCGTTAACCTCTACCACAGTTCCTTCCCTGCGTGGGCGTATCTGGGCAGAGATGATGAAGTTCGTGCGTCCTGTTTATCCCTTGTTTGGGCTGAATGTGGTGGACTCCCAGACCAAGATTCAGTTCCAAAAGGGAGATGACCGATCAGCAATCATTGCTCTTGCCGTGGATAGCGGGGCTATTGAGCAAGCGGTGGGTAAGTTGCAGGGTGTTCACATACCAAGGGTAGTGATTGTAGCTGACGAAGCGGCGCAGACAAATCCTGCGATCTTCTCTGCCAGGGCCAACCTTGCAGTAGGTACGGACTTCTATCGCTTCATTGCCATTGCCAACGCATCCTCGCAGTTCGATCCTCATGGGCTATTCTGCGAACCAAAGATGGGCTGGGGATCTATCCATGATGATGACGAGTTCTGGGAAACCAAGACGGGAGTGTGTGTGAGGTTTGATGGGCTGAAGTCTCCGAATGTGAAAGCAGGGAGATTGCTTTATCCATACCTCTTTGGTCAGGACAATATCGACACGATCAAGAAGAACTTCGGAGAAGGATCGCTGGAATGGAACAGCTATGTGCGAGGGATGTGGAGCAAGAGCGGTGCAAGGAACACGATCCTAGACCAAGCAATGATCAACGAGGGCCGCGCTAGGGAGAGCGTTACCTGGGCTGGCGGCGGCATCAAGACGATTGCGGCTCTTGATCCTGCATTCACGACTGATGGCGATGATTGTATCTTGCGATTCGCCAAGGTTGGAAAGGCTATGGACGGGGATCTCATCATTGAATGTGGCGACATCGTGCGACTCACGCTCACCGAGAATGATAACTACCCGTTGTTCTACCAAGTGGCAGACCAGACGATTGCAGAGTTGACCCGCAGAGGAATCCAGCCAGAGGACTTTGCGATTGACGCTACTGGTGCAGGAGCAGGAATAGCTGACATCATCTCACAACGCTGGCAGACAGGGTTTGTAAGGGTGAGCTTCGGAGGAGGGGCTACAGAGCATCCTATCAGCATTGAAGATGATCGTCCTGCAAAGCAAGTCTATGCCAATCGCGTCTCGCAACTATGGGGGCAGATCCGCACAATCATCATGGCGGGAAGAATGCGTGGACTAGATGACCAGACGAGCCGAGAGCTATGCGCCCGTATCTACACGCTGAAGAACGAGAAGATGCTCCTTGAGAGCAAGAAGGATTTGAAGAAACGCACCAAGGGGAACTCCCCTGACAGGGCTGATGCTCTGGCCTTGCTGGTAGAAGTCATGGTCACAAACTGGGGGCTAGGCAACAGCGTGGGAAGCCTTGCTGATTCTGATGAAGATTGGGAATCCTTTGTTTCAGAGAACTCGCTAGACGCTGATTACGAGGGCTGAAAATTTCTCAAAAAAAGATTTGACGCTTCATGCCGACATGGTATGAGTGGTGTCGAACCAGAGGCAATGGCCTCGCAACCCACATAAAAATGAAAAGACCGAAACCCTACGGAGATAGTTTCACTTGTCCAGATTGCGAAAAGCAAACGGACATCATCGTGTACCCCTACATCCCAGCAATCACATCGCATTGCTACGATGATAACGAGCCACCAGAGGGAGGCTACACAGAGCCAGAGGAGTGCCCGGAATGCGGATGTGGAATTGATTACGAGGACTATTGTGAATGAGCTACACCTTTTTGCAGGAGCAGGGGGAGGAATCCTCGGTGGAATGCTTCTCGGACATACCACAGTCTGTGCTGTCGAGATTGAACCTTATTGCCGAAGAGTCTTGCTCCAACGGCAACGAGACGGAATCTTGCCAAAGTTCCCAATCTGGGATGATGTTTGCACATTCGATGGAAAGCCCTGGAGGGGAAAAGTGGATGTCGTCTGCGGAGGATTTCCTTGCCAAGACATATCAATTGGAAACGCCAAAGGAAAAGGAATTGATGGAGAAAGAAGTGGATTGTGGAAACAGTTTGCCAGAATCATTGGCGAAATACGACCCAAGCACATCTTTGTGGAAAACAGCCCAATGCTTACTGTTCGAGGACTCGGAAGAGTGCTTGGAGATATTTCCGAAATGGGGTATCATGCTAAATGGGGAGTGTTGGGAACTTGCGACACCGCAGGGAATAACAAACGACTACGAATCTGGATTGTTGCAAACTTACCCAACTCCAACCACAAGAGACTTCAAGGGGGCAAGAGGCATTGCCGCGCAAGCGAGAAAAGGGAATCCGATGGACACATTACCAAATCTAGTTGGTGGAGTTCCACACCCCCTGTTGAGCGAGTGGCTTCTAGGATGGCCTTTAGGCTGGACAGACTTAAAGCCATTGGAAATGGACAAGTTCCAATCGTGGCATCAACAGCATTCAGAATCTTAACAAACAACAAAACAAAACAATGCAATCAGCAAAATTAGACCGCCACAAAGAGCATCAGAAGTATTTCGTATCTGATGGAACGCAAGTACCCGGAGGATCTACTATATCTAAAATAGGTGATGACGCTGGGGCATTGATCCATTGGGCTTGGAAACTGGGTTGCGAGGGGAAGAACTACCGCGATGTGAGCCGGGAGGCTTGCGACATTGGAACGCTGGCCCACTTCTACATCGAATGTTTCCTAAACAACCAAGTTGCCGACCTATCCGACTATACGCAGGAGGAGCGGGATAAGGCTCTTGTGTGCTACCATAAATTCCTTGAATGGTGGGAGACGCAGGATCTTGAGGTAGTCGCTACGGAGATTCAGCTTGTGAACGAGCTTTATCGCTATGGGGGAACCATTGATCTGATCGCCAAACGCAAGAATGGGGATCATGTGCTGATGGATTTTAAGACTTCCAAGAAGATCAGCGAGAGCTATTGGAGGCAAGCGGCGGGGTATGCCGAGTTGTGGAATTGCAATTACTCTCCTGCACCACCACCTAAATCAGATTGGTTAAAATGCGGGCTTTCTGCTCCCCATGTTGTCCGTCCAGTCGGAGTTGAGGCTGTTGTAATGAACTCCAAAATCACCTCTCACGCCATAGTCCGTATCGGCAAGGAAGAGGAGGGAGACTTTGAAGTAGTCTGGAAAGATGATCTATCAAAGGAATGGTATGTATTCCAGAAGCAAATTGATTTATACTGGGCAATGAAAGAGGCGAAGCCAGAGCCAAAGCCCCGTGGGAGGAAGAAGAAGTAATGGATTCTGGCAACAATTCATACAAAGAACGAAACCAATGCCTCAACATTGCAGAAATAATCTTTGAGAATTATTGCAAATCAAAATCATACTTTATTTATAGGGTTGGATTTGATGAGAAAAACAATCCAGTACCAAACTTCTTTACAATAAATCCATTTATCAGAAACCTTCCAGACTATTTCATTTGCAATACTTCATCCAAAAATCAACCATGCGCCCTTGTCATGGTAAAGGGAACTGCAAACATTAAGCTAAACGAATACAAACAAATTCCTTTTTACATAAATTCATATTCATCACCCAGATGTCCGCTTCTATATTCATTTTGCTTTACAGGAATGAACCCATTATTCCTAAAGCCGCAAAGTGTGATGGCCCTTTACAACAAATCATTTGATAGAACTTGGCCTGACGGAAAAGTATATCGCAACCTAAATCTACAAACCAAATGAGTCTCCCAGCGAACCTAGATGCAGAACGGGCGTTCCTGTCCTCTGCCCTTCAGAATCCTTCTATTCTGGATATACACGCCGATCACCTCAAGCCTACGCTATTCCATCATCCAGCACACAAAACGCTGTTTAAGGGGCTTCTAGCTCTCTGGAAAGATGGTAAGAGCGTGGATCTGATCACCATCAGCGAGTGGTTGGAGGTGAACAACAGCATGGTAGATTGCGGTGGCCCATCAGAGGTTGCCGCGATATACTCTCATGTTCCAACTAGTCACAACCATGAGGAGTATTTCAATATCATTCGACACTACCATACTGCTCGTCTGGCTATTGCTGGCGCAGAGCGTATTATTGATTCTGCAAGGAATCCTGTAGTGAACGGGGAGCTATCTGAGACTGTGCAAAAAGCCCTTGTAGCTATAGCGTCAGAGGCAGAGTCGGGTACGAAGATTGAATCCATTGGCGAGGCGGCAATGAAGCGTATCAATGAATACGAAGAGATCGTTAAGAACAAAGGAAGGTTGATGGGGTTGACCTACGGATTCCCATCGCTGGATGAACATACGGGAGGAATGCGTCCGGGCCAGCTAATCGTTCTAGGTGCGCCTAGCAAGGGAGGAAAAACCGCATTGGCTCTTAATTTCGGGTATCGAACCGCTGACGCTGGCAATCCTTTGGGCATATTGTCCTTGGAAATGAGTAGTGGGGAGTTGATTGACCGCATGGTTGCTTCAGTCACAGGAGTTGACATTTCTATTCTTTCTAAGAATCCAAGCAAGCAAGACATGGAGAAGATCAGTTTTGGGGTTAATCAAGTCAGCAAACTACCAATCTGGATACGCGATGAAAGTTCCATCACACCACTACAAATCATGGCGGCGGCAAGAAGGCTTGTGGCAACTCATGGTATCAAGTGCCTTATCGTGGACTACATCCAGCTTGTATCAGCATCCAACTCCAAAGACAATCGTGAAAGACAGGTTGCCGAGGTAAGCCGTTGCCTAAAGTTAATTGCCAAGGAGCTTCAGATTAGCGTGATTGCCCTCTGTCAGCTTAACCGCAATGGGACTGCCCGTGAGTCTGATGCCATCATGCACGATGCCGATATGTTTTATGTTATCCGCTACCAAGAGGCAGAAGAAGATAGCAAGAAAAAACAAAATCCTGACGAGATGGGATACTGGCTTGACATACGACTCGCTAGGAATTGTAGTAGAACAACTTTCCCGCTCACCTTCCAGCCGCAATACTTGCGGTTTGAGGAACGGGAGATCAAACAATACAACCAATGAGCAACTACGATAATACCAATAGCGGAGCCGCCTTTGAGCGCGACAACGCAAACCCCAAGGCTCCCAAGTGGAGCGGCCCTCTTGATGTAGAGGGTAAGCAGTACGAGATCTC